CCACGTTAAAGAATTTTTCTTCGTTAGGTCTTCCATAGCTATCAAATAGCAGATGTAATTGATCCCATGGTAGCGAGTTAAAATCTACGCTTGTGGGGAAATTGGGTCTGATGGCAGTCATGGTATCATAGTCTCTATCACCTTGCGATCGAACAGTGATGTGTTTGAGGTCTATATATTTGCGTAGCAGATAATGATTGCTATGGAATCTATCTATGGAATCGACCAGTTTAGAAGTATTGTAGTATTCCACATCGTTCCTGAAACTGTATCTATTGGCCATGATGTCATTGGTAAAGGATGTGGATCTATAATAGAAATCATCCATATAAGCGAATCCGTCTTCCACTGGATTTCTATCATACACTCCCCTAGATTCTATCTCATACTCCCTGCAGGGCTCCCACGGGGTCCTTGCACCTTTGTAGAGGAATATGTCGTGTCTTGTTTCCACTACTTGATCGTAGACAAATCCTTCCTTACGTTCCTGCTGTCGTTTAAGTAGATTGGCCACCTTGGCTAGATATGCTTGGTTATAGAACGTGGCTGCTTTCTTCCCGATGGGCTCCAGTATACGATAGTCTACCAGCGTCTTACCATACTGTTGAAATGGTTGCAGGATTTTGGAATCTGTTACTGCTAACATAGACCCAACATCCTGCGGTATACCCACGTAGTTCCACGTGACAAAATAATAATCTACCTGCTCTGCCCTATCCTGGAAAAGTTCAAATAGGTATCTACTGGCTATAGGCCAAGTCCTATACTCTCCCGCTAGGATCACTGCTATGCGTTGGAACTGGGCCATGGTTAATGCGGCGTCGCTTCGACCTCACAGGATATGGTCCAATTCTTAAACTGGCTATGTTTATTAACAGGCACACCTTCTGCTACCGCAGTATGGACAAAGTTCAATAGTAATTGATTGTAAAGTTCGTCGGGCATGGTCTCACGATCTAATTCGATTTTCATTCAGGGTCCTTGGGTTGTAGTTGAGATTCAAGTTCTTTGATACGTAGTTCAAGCTTTCTTGCAAAGTCGGACGATACGAATCCAACTCTACGATCAGAGTCAGGTAATAGGGTTTCCCTATCCCTAGGCGCCTGATGTGTCTCGGAATACATAAATCGTTCTTCTTTGTCTGTCAACGGTGTTGAGCTCATACTGTATTTAATTACTTTTCGTTGGCGTTGGGCTTACTGCGTAGTTCTCTACACTTTTCTCTTACGTAGGGCGGTATGTCTGGACTAATCTCGACCCACGTACAATCGTATCCTCTCCGCTGACTGCTGAAGAAAATCAGCACATGATACAACAAGAAAAAACATAATGCACCGACTATGATATATCCCATCCAATCTTTCATCTTTCATCTTTCTATCAATAACGATATAATATTATACTATCAATAAAGATTAGTGTCAACTCATTTTAGATCCATTCTTGGTATGAATTATTCTCTACTATATACTTTGAAAAATCCTCTTTGATTATTGGTTGGAATCCATCTATTAACTGTGGTCACATCAGACCTAACTGTGTGCCGTAGGACCGAAGTTGGGCTTCTATATCTACTCCTACACTCTCGGACCAGTGGGTCAGTAATCGACGATAAACAGGTCCAGGTGTGCCAGATCCAATGGGATAATGATTAATCCCTGTAACTGGTAGCATGGTTAACGATGTTCCTGTTACAAAAGCTTCGTCGGCTAGTTTAACATCATAAGGTTCTATATTCTTCTCAATACAAGGGATACCTAACAATTCGGATATTTCAAAAATATAATTTCGGTTAACTCCGCGTAATATATTTCTTCCTTCGGGCGTATAGATGGTACCATTCTTAACCATGAAGAAATTACTATTATTGCCTTCACTGATAAATCCATCAATGTCAAGCATCAACGCCCAATTATTTTTTCCTGGATGTTGGGCTACTTCCATATCAGCCATCTTCATCCATAGACGGCAACGATTTTTGATCTTGGGATCTATCATCCATGCAGGCATGGATCGTTGGGATGGGATCACTACATTAATCCCGCTATCTAACAACGGTGCTAATTCCCCTATCCTACGCTTGATGCTGAGATCGTTGACAATGACCGTAGATCTTTTACTTGACGAATCAAACTGACCCTGTCCAACATCTAGTAACCCATTGCTAATCGATACCATGATCCTATGCTCATCATCGGCATCCATCATTGAACTATTTAACTCTGCCAATTTATAGCAAACATCCTCTAGTGAGGTTATAGAAAGCTTCGGATCTGTATGCAGGATCTTTAACCCATCATATAGCCGATTTAAATGCTCACGTAGTCTAAAGAATTTCCTGTCATAGGTACGGCACATGTCAAACACCATATCCCCATACCATAGACTAGAGTCAAAAATTGATACTACTGCCTTAGATTCATCAACATATTCTCCGTTGACATAGGCTATTCGATTGGTCATTTTATCCACCCTTTTAAATATTTATCGATGGCGCACTACTCAGGCTCCTTTTACACACATAACCTGCTTCAGGGTATGACGAATCATAACCAAATCCTGTTGATTCGCCATGACCTCATCAATGTCCTTATACGCACCAGGAATCTCATCCAGCACCGCTGAAGTCTTGTTGCACTCTACACCTAACGTCTGCGCTTGTAAGTCTGCCACCGTAAAGGTCTTCTTGGCTTCAGTGCGTGACATTTTACGCCCAGCACCGTGACTGCAAGAGCAATAGGATTCCGCACTTCCCAAACCTTCAACGATAAACGACTTGGCTCCCATGCTACCAGGAATGATTCCCAAATCACCTTTGCGGGCACGTATCGCACCCTTGCGGGTAATATACATGTTAGTGCCAAAGTGGTTCTCAATCTCCAGATAGTTATGATGACAGTTGATCGCTTCTTGCGTAATCACAAACTCTTTGGCAACATGTCGTCGCAAAGCCGCAATAACCGTAGTCATCATCTGTGCGCGATTCTCTTTCGCGTATGCTTGTGCCCAACCAATCGCCGCAATGTAATCCTCAAAGTCCTTAGTTCCATCAGGCAAATAAGCCAAATCACGATCCGGCAACGTGATGAAATATTGTTCCATCAGAGTCTTGGCACGTTCAATAAAGTAACGACCAATCATGTTACCAATGCCGCGACTTCCTGAGTGCAACATAATCCAAACATCACCCGATTCATCCAAACACAGTTCGATAAAGTGGTTACCTGAACCCAGAGTTCCCAGTTGAGTGCCATACTTGTCCCACGCCTTTGTACGATCACCTTTATACAACACATCTATTACTTGCTCAGGCGGGTAGGGTAATCCATCAGGCATACAAGCAAATCCAGAATGTTTTCCACCCGCACCCAACGGCACATCGCGTTCAATTTGTAAACGAATGTCACGCAATGAATCCGGCAAATCCTCTGCTCGCAAGCTGGTGCGAACTGCGTTCATTCCGCAGCCGATATCTACACCCACAGCCGCAGGAATCACCGCATGTTCAGTCGCAATCACACTTCCCACAGTGGAACCAATTCCGGCATGAACGTCCGGCATCAGTGCCACACCGTTCTTGTGTATGAACGGCATTTTGGCCAGATTCATCGCCTGAGTCCGGGCACTGTCTTCGATATGATCAGTCCACGCTTTGATCGGAACACGTAACGTATCGTCGATAATTATTTGCTTAAAAGTCATTATTTAACTCCAAAATTCGATACCCCAATACCACCAGACTGGATAGAATAGATATCTGCGGTATCGGCAGCAAAAACACCTCGAACAAGATAACATTCCATTTTAGTTCCTGTAATTAATTTAGATTCAAAAGTTTTACTATCTAACACCCAGCCTTCAACATTGTCGGCAACGAACCTACGATAGTTTGATCGTTTGAATTCACATTCAGCAGTTACCGGTTTCATATAATTTTCAAAGGTAACTACTTCAAAAGAATCAGCGATGTCATCCAATACCCCTTGCGGAATTTCTTCAAGATTAATTGTTGTCATTTTTCAACTCCCAAATGTTGTTTACTCTTTTCGTTCATCCATAGACTTCATCATTGATTTCATCATGGATACCATTTTTTGCATAGCGACCTCTGGAGATTCTACTTGACTACAGGCTGCTTTAACCGCTTGCTTTTGCCACTCTTTGGCTGCTTGATCGCACAATTCCTTGTTGGTATAGTTACCTGCGAATTGTAATCCAGTTGCAGTAATAATCATTAATGCCCACATCATTCTTCAACTCCAAAATGTTCTTTCAAATCTCGTCTAATAAACTTTACAGCATTATCCCAGACTTCATTGCTACCACCTCGTTCAGCATCATCCACAATGCTCAAACATTCTCTCACAATCAACTCGGCGAACTGTACGTTAAACTGTGTCCATTTGTCAAACTCTTTATGCCATACAGGGTTGCCGGTAAACGTTGTAGGGACCGGTCCAGTATATGTTTCATTCACATAGTTACCAGCCTGCACTATAAGTTTTTCAATTCTCTTGTTCATCTCACGAGCTCCAATAAGTTTCTGAGGACGGACTGCAATAGTAAGGAGTATCATAACGCTCAGTAAACTCTCGGCCACCCATTAGGTTTGTTTTAGTCACATACGTTTCATGGATTTCAAAACGGTAACCGTCGGCTTTTTTATAAGTGGGATAAAGGTCTTTGATCTCACGTTCCATAGCGGCACTATCTTTGCGATCATAATCATATTTCCCAACAAGTCGCTCGCCTGTTTTTTTACGAGCATCTTTCTTGTAAATTTCTAGGGTGAACATCATAGTATGATCTCCTGTAATTAAATTTGGCCAGTAGCGAAAGCAAACTCTGCGGAATATCCATTGCGGAAACGTCCAATTTCTTTGCTGTTTTCAGTGACCACAACCGAGAACTTATTGATACGCAGTTTCAAAACGCGACCATTGTATTCCATAACTGCGGTGGCCTTGTCTTTCTTAAACGTAGATCGGACCTGATTGCGAATTTCTTTACGGGCTCGTTCAACTGCCTTTTGAGCTGAGTAAAACTCAGTTTCCATTTCGGAAAGTTTTTTAGCCATTTCAGCTTCTACCGCAACCAATTTGTTGTAAGCTTCGAGGTTCATTTATTTCTCCGTTTCTTTAGTGTATGTGTGTATTATACAGCCTTCTGATCACGGTGTCAACTACTATTATTCACCCCAATCTTTGCGATCCGTGCATTCGTTGTATCCACGCATATATTCAGCAATTTCGTCTTGATCCAAGTCCGTCACTGCGACGCCGTTGTAAGACCCCGCAGGATACCAATGTGGTGTGGCGTTACGGCTGTAATACGCATCTGCACTGCCGCGGTCATACAGCGAACCATGACGCTCACGATCATACTGCGGAATACCGATTTCTTCGTATACTTTGGTAATCTCTTGCGTAGTAATTTCTAACATAACTTCTCCTTACATGAATTTAATTGAACCATCACGTCCGATACGGATGAACCCTTCCATTGCATAACAGTATATGAAAATTGCATCAACTGTTTTATACGACATTTGCTTTGCTCCGTTATCTAACTGTATGTAGCTATTATACGCTATTTGATCAAGAAGTCAACCAAAACAGGCAAATAAATTTCTTCAATGAAATCAACAACTTACGTCCAGTAAAACTCTGGGGGATCAGTGGGGGTTATGTAATCTGTGAAGTTTAGGCTTAAAATATGGGTGCCAGTGGCAATGGCTGATACAATTTTGTTGTATACCATAATATTATTTTCTCTACCCAAATGGCATTTCCGTTTTCTGTCGTTGATAATTGGCTTGGGTACCTTGTAAAAATCTGATTCCAAGTCAGCTAGGTAGCATAAACTCAACCCTGTATAGGCCGGAATACTTTCGTAAAATGCAGGTACTAGTAATACATTGCTTGCCGCAGTAAGATCGTTTACAATATTAGATTGTAAATAATTGCTCAGTGCTGGTGAATGGAAGACTTCGTAATACATTTCTTCCAATATAACATTCCTGTGATAGTTGACACTATGACCATTTAGATGTTTATCTACAGGCTCGGCATAATATCGATCAGGTAAAGTAACGGTAAAAATTATATAGTCAAAATCATTATGTAATTTTTGATATTGTTGAAAACTCCACCAAGTACTAGTCCCTGGTCTTGATAGATTTGTGACTGTGTAGTTATGGGATAACAACTCAGGCCAAGAACTATAATCATTCTTTGCCCAAGTTGGATCACTAAAACTATCCCCTAACAGTAATACCTTCAACATGTGTTAGTGTAACGGACCCACATCCATACCAATCATATTGGGATTTTCTAATCCCAATATCTTACAGATTTTCTTAACAGATTTAGGAGCATCAAATGGATCATTATCTGGTGTAATTATTCCTTTTATACTGCCATCACTTCGCAATATAAAAACATAATCATCACCAGTAATACTTTCATCCTCATCAAACTCATCTTCTAATTCACTTTCAACCTCTTGTTCTTGAACTTGTTTCTTTGCGGCCGTAGTCATATTACGCTCCTTAGTGAATTTATACTGTATGTTTGCACACAGTATTCGTATTTAAGCAATCTAGATATTATCTACGGTAAAACAAATGATTATCAATTGTGGCTACACGAGTATATACACGACTCCAGTCTGGTTTGACATAATTGGCATGGAAAAATTCTGCTCCATCAGTAATATCTGCAACTTTTTTATCATTAGATAACATCATCTTGGCGATGCTTTGACTCTGACTCCAGGTAACTGGATTTTTTGGACGGTTAGCAGAGCCATCACAGGTCCAACTAAATTGACATGCAATATTACGTGGGTTATTACTGCCCTCATATACTACACCGCAAATAGTTTTCGGATAGCGACCACTATTAAGACGATTCATAGTTACATTTGCTACAGCGATTTTGCCCGCATAACTTTCACCACCTGCTTCATAATATATGTTTTCGGTTAAACATTTTAGTTCAGCTTGGTCAACCTTGGTACCAAAATTTAAATTTTTAAAAACTGAATTGATACTGATGTTTTGATAGGAACTTTTTATAGATTCCAAATCAGTGAACAGCTTCACATTGAACATCATACTAATGATGGCCATGGTAAAGAATAATGCGGTAGTGCTTCGCATAAGTTTATTAGACATTATGATTGTTTCTCCTCTTTCACGGTTGACAAGATATTTAAAGTACTGAACTTATAGTAAACGTAGTGTTAAACTACAATATGTTAGCACATATCTTGGTTATAATAGCAGATATTTTAGCAAAAATCAACTAAAATTTAAAAACATTTGGCGGGCTCATGCCAAATTTCTCCAAAACTGCTAGGTTTTTCTTCTCTACTATGTGCAATTTTAATGCTTGACCCACTGCATCATCACTACACATGGCAACCAAAATAGCTTCGTTGCCTGGTTGTTTGGCCATGTCGGCTAAACCACGACCAAAACCAATAACTGGCATTAGGCTACCAGTTTGTACTTCTGTTAAATCAACCCCCATCTTACTTAGTCCAGAAATTTGTTTAGTTAATTTCCCAGCCGCTCTGCTAAAACTTTCTCCCAATGTTGTTGCTAACTCTGCCACTTCTCCACTGCTACTGGATAAGATTGAGTTCATCTGGGTTTCTATCAATGTCTTATAATCAGCTATGGATCTACCACTTGGATATCCAGAATACGCAACCCCCATGGCCGTAGTAGTCCAATTACCGGCACCAGCGGCAGCCAAATCAGACTGTAATTGTGTTAACAATGTTGAAATCGTTTGTGCTTGTGTGGTACTCGCTAACTTATCATTGGCAGTTTTTGCCGCATTTAAGATTACTGCAATTGGTCCGCCACCGACTATACCTATTAAATCTGCGGTAGTAATATTCCCATCTGGTGAATCTGCTTCTGGCAAAACATCCGCTAAATCAGTCAAATCTTCAATTTCAACAAAATTAGGGGCGGCATCTAATGCATCTGTTGCTGGCACATCTTCCAGTTGAGCTAACATTTCACCCAACTGTTGCGGGTCAGCTATATTCTCTCCACCTGGTATACTGTTTAACAATTTAGGCATCTGCCCATAGATGTTGGTATCTAAAAAGTTGTTTAGTTCTGGCACCATTGCAACAGGGTCAAGTAAATCTTTAGCACTGGTCATTATTACTGATGGATCAATATTTAATGCAGATTTAATTGACGCCAAGTCTGTTGGTGCATTAATAGTGCTCAATATGTTGCTGGCTTTGCCTACAGCAAACGTATTACCAGCAAATTCTTTTAGGTCTGCTGGTATGGTAGGCAATCCAGCATCTGATAATTTTGGCATTAACCCACCAACTGCTCCCAGACCTTTGCCTATTAAATTAGCCGATACATTGATGGCATTTCCTACATTGTTTTTAAAATCCAATAGACCCTGTACTTGTTGCGCTTGAGCATTGGTCATTAACGATCCGGCGGCACCAAGCATGTTAGCACTGCCGCCTATCGCACCAGTTACTGAACTCATTGCACCGCCCAAAGCCCCAGTTGCACCACTTACTGCCTTGCTGATTTCACCCATTGCGCCACCGGCTAACCCACTTAACTTACTGCCCATGGATGTAACCCCATCCAATGCCGCACCGGCTTGTGTGGTTAGTGTGTTTAATCCAGTAGAGATAGCTGATTTTGCGTCTGTCAAGGCTGATAAGTTTTCAGAAGATCCTAATTTTTGCATTTGTGTGCCCAGCTCTTTAAGGCCAACACCAGCCACCATGCTTAGTTTTCCTAGCCCACCAGTTGCCAGGTCGCTAATTTTAGTAATACCAGCACCAAACTCATTAAATCCCATTGTGCTTACTGTCTGTGCGGCTTTGAGTAAATCACCAGCCATCGCAGCCGCACCAGACGCTTTACCCATATTTTGTACAAAACTACTGATATCGCCACTGGGAAATATCTTCTCAGCTTGTCCTTGTGCGGCTTCGGCAAATGTTTTTCCAGTAAATCCCGAACTAGCTAATGATGCGGCAGCATCTACTGGCACACTACCCAGCATACCAGGCAATAAGTCTCCACCAATGGCCAATACTGCGGTACTGTTTGCTGTACCTGCGGCCGCAGCCGCAGTAACACATAGTTTAAATTTTGCCGGCAAAGCAGAAGAACTAAAACTTGTTGTAGAGTTAGTAATGCTATCGAGATTTAATCCATCACCTTTGATCAATCCCAAACTAGCTATAATACTTGCAGGAGTATAACTCATGATCTCACCGTATAAGGAACACCAGCCTGTCCTGGCAGACCAGGGGTGTATGTTGCGAGTTTTTGCTTGTCAGCATCAACACAGGTCAGAATTTGGCCTGAGTGCTTTGGGTATCCTGGCACAACTACAGCCACATGTATCCATCCCAATGCACCATTAGGAACAGACTTTTCAAAAATTACTTGTCTAACACTTGTACCCAGTGTTGACATTATCCATTTAATTAAATCTACTCTATAAGATTCCAACCATCCGCCAGATGGTTGGAAGTCGCAAGCCATTCCTCTAGCATGATCACTGGTGTCGCCGCCAGTGCCGGGACGAAATCCGCTAGTAATTATAAAACCAGTACGCCCATCTGCTTTCATTTTATCACTGATAGGATCCATTAATGTTTTTGCTAGATATGATAAATTACAAGCTATCTGTTGTGGTGTGAATGCTGTTGGTGGTCCAGCGCATCGACTAGTTACAATTTTGTGGCCGCGAACGACGGCCTTAGTTGAAAATTGACCTAATGTAAAATTTTTACTAATTTGTTTTGCATATACTTCAGTACCGTCATATCCATCAGCTGGCATATCACAACTACCAGGCGGAGAATATGGGGGGCCACCAACTGTTGGTGAATCTGCTCCGCTAGAGACTCCTGGTGTGGTACTGTTCGCTGGTGGCACCACCACTGGTGTAAAACCAGTGGTAGAAGATGGGGAAACAACCGAGCAAGGCATAACGTTATCCTACCATTACGTCAGGGCTACCAGTTGCCATACTGTGTCCACATGAATTTGGACTACCTACATAAGCAATTGGTTTACCTTCAACTAATACTGTACTATTTCCCACAGTAATAACCGCGGCTGCATGTGATGTACCAAAGGGTGAATGTGGAGATATAATCGTACCGACTACCGCGCATGGTTTGTCGTTAATAAGAACAGATGGCACTACCATTGATGTGGCTAACCCACCTGCGTTATTTTGATCGTCCTTCCTGACTACTGCTGGCATACATTATTACCTCACTGTATTAGTATTTATATGGAAATACCAGTGGTGGCCTGTATATAAGAGGTTTCGATTTCTTTGTTGGTTTTTGCCACAGTGATTACTTTGGTTTTGTCTAGGGTCATAGCTTCAGCTACATCCGCAGTCATTAAGTAAGGAACAATTGACATACCTTTAGGGCCAGGAACCAGGCTGACCGGGCGTTCAAATGTGTATGATGTGTCAGTTTCTTCTTTAAGTCTAGCAATAATTTCCTCAGCAGTAACGATCTTCACGCTGACTAAATCACCCACTTTATATCCAGTTTTGATTAATAACATTATATCTCCAATTTAGAAAGTAATACGGATTCAGTAAGCCCAATTAGCCCTTGATATCCACCAGCCACAAATAGTTGCCCGTTTTTATAAATTTGCGGCACTGATCTGTGCCCCTCACTTAACATAAATTCACGAGCTTCCAGATTCTCATCAATCTTGACTTCTGTGAAATTAATGTTCTTGTTGATTAAATAAGTTTTAGCCATGGTGCAATATGGGCAATTGGCTTTACTGTAGATCGTTAGCATTATAGTGACATTCCCTTAAACGTATTTGTATCTATATCTTGTTTTACTCCGCCAATAATATAACTACTTATTTCGGTTTCCTGAGGAGCCACTTGAACTTCACCACCGCTGATCCATTTGGCAGTCCAGGGCAATGGATCACCATTGACTTTGAACGGACTTTTCAATCCTGCGGCAGTCATACGTCTATGAGCAACCCATTCTACATATTCTGATAACAATTGTTCATTAAGTCCAATCATGCTACCATCCTTGAACAGATACTTTGCCCAAGCCTTCTCTTGGTCTGCGGCCGCAATAAACATTGCTTCACATTCAGTTTTGGTTTCTTCTGCAATCTTTTCAAATACAGGATCATCTTTGGGTAATATTTTAAGCAATGTCTGTGTACTGGCCAAATGCAAATTTTCATCACGGCAGATTAGTTTGATAATTTTGGCATTGCCTTCCATCTTTTTAAGTTCAGCAAACGCCCAACTACACGCAAAACTCACATAGAAACGAATACCCTCTAATACATTAACACTGTTAATGGCAAGCCAAAGCAATCGCTTTAGCTCATACATTTTGATCTCTTTAGTTTGAGTACCGCGTTTATTGGTAACAGTATGTGTACCAACTCCAAATAAACGATACCACAAACTGTATTCAATTAGTTCATCATAGTACTTACTGATGTCTTTGGCACATTCCATAATCTCTTTGATGTCAGTTAACTCATCAAATATTTTACCAGGATCAGAATAGATATTGCGGATAATATGTGTATAACTTCTACTATGAATGGTTTCGTTAAAACTCCAAGTCTCAATCCAGGTCTCAATCTCTGGTATGGACGCCAAAGGCAGAAAAGCCAAGTTGGGACTGCGACCCTGCACACTATCCAACAAAATTTGTCGTTTCAGATTACTAGTGAAGATGTGTTGCTCATGGTCGTTGAGGTCTTTAAAGTCCTTGGCGTCACGCAACACATCTACCTCAGTGGGTTGCCAAAAGAATCCAATTTGTCGTTCAGTTAACTTCTCAAACTGTTTGTATTTTAGTTCTTCATAGCGTTGTATAGCAACTCCACCATCAGGATCTAAAAATGCTAATGCTTGTAAATGAGATTTTTTCTTGTTTAATGGGAATACCGAATTTGTCATAGCTCTCTTTGATTAAATGGCGCAACTGTCACATATTTCTTCTGATTCGTTGATGCCAGGCGCTGATGCTTCAATTACTATACTACCAACATCCATCTCACCTTGCCCATCATATGTGTTGAAGTAATACAATGTCTTGATACCATACTTATAGCACATAACCAAGTGCTTAAACATTTCACTCATGGGGATCTTTTCTTCCTCATAGAACTTGGGATTGTAGCTGGTATTAACACTGATGCTTTGATCAATATATTTTTGCAATACAGCCATGATCTTCAAGTATCCTTCTGGACTCTTTTGATCCCACAACAACTCATATTTGTTTTTTAACTTACGATACTCTGGTACCACTTGTTTTAACGATCCATCTTTACTTTGTTTGATACTTACATAACTACGTGGTGGTTCTACACCGTTGGTGCTATTACTGATCTGAGCACTGGTTTCACTGGGCATTAACGCCATCAATGTAGCATTGCGAATTCCTGTGGTACGTAACTGTTTCCTTAATTCTTCCCATGGCATTGTTAACTTATCAGTAATTAGTTCATCTACTTCTGTCTTGTATGTATCTACCGGCAAAATTCCATCGCCATACTTGGTATCTTTACTACGAGTACAGGCACCTTTCTCTACTGCAAGATCTGCACTTGCTTTGATTAGATAATAACTCCAGGCTTCAGCATACTGATTAACTAGATCTAATGCCGCTGGATCAGTGTAGCTAACATCATTCTTGGCCAACCAATACGCAAAGTTAACAATACCCACACCCAATGGCCTAAACTCTTGGGTTGCTATCTGTGCTGCCTTGATGGGATAATTTTGATAACTTAACAAACTATCTAATCCACGTACCGCTAACGCACAGTATTTCTCAAAATCTCGTGGGTCTTTGATCAATCCCCAATTAATTGCTGACAATGTGCATAATGCGATACGGCCATTCTCGTCGTTAATGTCAGTCAACGGCACTGTGGGTAATGTAATCTCACAGCATAGATTGCTCATTTTGATTGGGGCAAGGTCAGGTTTGAATGATCCATGAGTATTGGCGTGATCCACATTCATTAAGTAGATACGTCCAGTGTCTTTGCGTTCATTCATAAATGCAGTGAACAAATCCACTGCCTTGATGGTCTTTTTCTTAAGTCTAGTATTACGTTCAGCACGTTCGTATAACTCTTTAAACTTATCTTGATCTGCAAAAAATGCATCATACATGTCAGGCACGTCGTGTGGGCTAAACAATGTAATGTCACCACCAGTTAACAAACGTTCATACATGAGTTTGTTAAACTGCACACCGTAATCCATGTGACGGATGCGATTGTCGTCGGTACCTTTGTTGTTTTTCAATACCAACAAGTCTTCTACTTCTAAATGCCAAATTGGATAGTATAGTGTGGCTGCACCGTTACGTACCCCACCTTGACTACAACTACGTGTGGCTGCTTGGAATACCTTGTAGAAAGGAATAACGCCAGTATGGTATGCATCCCCGCGACGAATTGGACTACCCAAGGCACGAATACGGCCAGCACCAATACCAATACCGGCTTTCTGACTCACATAACGAACAATGCTGGCACTGGTAGCACTGATGCTGTCCAGGCTGTCATCAGTTTCAATTAACACACAACTGCTGAATTGACGTTGTGGAGTTCGCAAGCCGGCCATCATGGGAGTAGGCAAACTAATGTAATGTTGACTTACCGCATCATAGTAATCTTTAATCCAAGTCAATCTAGTTTCTGCCGGATAGTCAGCAAACAATGTGGCCGCAATCATCATGTAAGCCACTTGTGGAGTTTCATACATCTCTCCAGTAACACGATTCTTAACCAGATATTTGCCGCGCCATTGTTCCATAGCGGCATAGGTAAACTTCATGTCACGTTCGTGATCAATATATTTGTCCAACTTGTTAATTTCATCTTCGGTATATAACTCTAAGATTTCTTTGTCATAGTAACCAATCTCTACATTGCGTTTGATCAGTTGTAGTAGTGGCCACGGTTCAATACTATTGTAAATTTCCTTACGCAGATGATAATTGATCAACCGCCCAGCCACATACTGATATCCAGGATGTTCTTCGCTAATTAAATCAGCCGCACTCTTGATAAGAGTTTCTTGAATGACACCAGTCTTGATACCAGTATAGAATTGTATATGACTTTTAATTTCTACTTCGCTGGCACTGACATTGTTTAAATTCTCAGTGGCCCAAAATACAACCTTGTGTAACTTCTCGATGTTGAGCGGCTCTTTATTGCCGTTTCTTTTAGTGACTAAAATCTGTTGTTGACTCATTGACTGGCTCCATTAGTAGTATTGTTCAATATTTAAATCAGTGGGAGTATAGCAGTGCTTAGTAATACAGTGAGCACCGATAACAGTCGTATTTACAACTTCATTGAAGTGATAATTTATAACATGTTTATTATTAACCACTACTATATTCACTTGTTCTTTCTTATGTTCATCATATAATACACGCAATTCCAACTGATTAACGTTGTGTTTGCTTAGTGCTACAGTATATAACATTCCTAGCGTTTTTGCAAGGTCGCAATAATAATTTTCAGTCAATAATTCCCAAGGACTTGGCCACCGGCTAACATCATGGGAATCCAAATAGTGGTCGACGTAGGGGGCGAAACTCCAGAGATTGGAGGTTTCTTTCAAGGCATCACACAGTGATAGGGTATCCAATTGTTGCCGTAGTTCACGCCAGATTGCCATCCTGACATCGGGTTTTTGAAACCAAATAGACTCACTCAATTATATCTCGTATTCTGGTTAGTTATGAAAAATATCGAATTTGATATCGCATAGTAGCGGGTTGACCAGTGCTGGTGGTAGTATAGTACACGGTAGTTACACCACTAGCAATCGTGGCAGTGAACGTTACACCCACAGGAGTAGAGTTGGTGCTGTCGATACCAGTTTGAAATGCTGATCCATTGCTGTTGGCAAATACATTATCAACAAGTTGAACCCCGTTGGTATCCATAGCAAGTATTAATGTACCAGCTCGAACACCTCTACCAGATCTAATAATAGCATAATCAATCCAGGCACCAATAACTGAAGTAGGGTCTGATCCATTTGTTGCATATGGAATAAAAGTTATACCAGTTGTGGTGGCAGCAGATATATTATTAAGTAATGTAATTGACTTACCTGCTTGTATATGATAATATCCAGTCTGTAATCCATTGCCTGGTATTACTGAAAAGTTTGCACCTGTAGTGTGATCAACTCTTGGTAATTTACTTGTAGTGACGCAAGCATCTGTTCTAGCAAAGAAGTCACCAAAGCTGGCACAGTTACCAGATTCATATTTAATAACAGACGTTGTGGCTGTAGATGCCGCCGCACCCGCTAATTGCGTTCCCACATCCAGGAAGGTGTTGAATGCTGATGTAACCGCAACATTAGCCGCTACATAACCGTGTATACCTTCATTAAATATTTTATCAAATACACTGTTTGTAATATTAACACGAGCGGTTTCGGTACTAGTAGGACTTTCACCAAACTTACACCCAGTGTAAAGATAATTAAAATAACAATGATCAAACTTTATACCATTGTGTGATTTAATACCAACTACTCCATACGTATGCCCGTTAAATTCACAATCAGTAAATCTCACATTGATCGGAGCACCATCAGTTAATGAGTTAATTCTCAAACAAGCCTTGCTTGATGAAGATGAAGTTATGTATGAGGTATCAACAGTACTGGTAAATGGTCCTTGAAATTTTACACGGGAAAAACTTGTTTCAATTGCATAATCCATTAAGAATACATCTTGGTTACTACCAAGTTCTTGTTGAAATGTTATATCACGTATATCGATATATTTAGAAGTTACTCCACCACCCAGGCCCTGTGCCGTGCCTATCTGTTGTCGGTTGTCGCTTAGTATAGCTGTATAGGTCGAAGCGGTGGTGCTTTGTTTAATAAATGTACAATCCATACCATCCCCAATCATAGTTGCATAAGTTGGGATTTTAATGTAAAGAGTTTCGAATGGGAACAGCGCCTGATACGCGGCTGTTCCAATTAAATATGTTCCAGCCGGAAAATATAATGCACGTCTAATTTCTACGTTTAACTCTCGGCAAAATAATTCATTCAATGCACGATTAATAGCCGCAGTGTCGTCAGTTGAGCCATCGCCAACTGCACCAAAGTCTTTGACATTTACCATGTCATCAAACTTCTCTTGCATTGTTCGTACAATAGTAGCTTGATTGCGACCAGTAAACACATTGTATCCGGCAGCCGCACCTTTGTAGGTATATGTTTCCAACTGGTCCAGTAGATTACTGTATTCTGTTAATACCTCAGTATTGCCTATTTCTGGAGCATTTTCTTCAGCATTGGTAAGTCCATTACCAATGAATAATCTGCGTGAGTCAGTGGCCCACCCCAGTTCTCCGGAAGCTAATTGAGGTAAATCTTCTAGTTTACCCCTGCGATGTTTGATTTGCGAAATACTTACAATGGCCATAACGTTGTCCTTTATACCTGCGTGATATTTATCAGGTATTTATGCGGTAATACCTCTCTACTCGATCTAACCATTGTTGCTCATACATGTCAAATTCTGCCCCTTCTATAACAAATTCCTGATATACGTTGTCTGCACTGCACATTAAAATAACACCAGTCTTGATGTCGGTATCGTGCATGTTGTTGTGTGCCAGGGCATAAGCCACTAACTGAATAAAGTAATCACCAATCCATTCACGTTTTTTTAGTTTATTAGTTTGTTTAAAGTCCATGATTGCTGGGTTCTGCTTCCAACGACCAATACAATCGCTAGTGCCAGCATATAGTCCGGTATAATACAGTGGTACTTCCATACCCCAGATCTCGTCGGCATGTGCCAACCCTTCTGCAATAATGGTTTTTGCCATCTTATGACTTTGCTGGCTGTAGGGATTGGAGCCAGGCTCTCCCAGTACATCGGTTTTAACATAATCCTCCAACCACTTGTGCATACGAGTACCACGTCCGGCTGCTTCAGTAGTAATCTCTTGTGCCTTTTGTGGACCCACACGTTTGCGCCAATTGTTTAATGCTTGTTTTGATTCTTCTGATTTGGTCGCATCTAAAATGGTGGTCACGCTGGCCACTCGGCTTCCATCAGGCAAACAGTAATGTCGTTTACCTGCAATTGTTTCACGGGAAATGGGTTGGTAGTTATGTCGTTGTATTAACAAGTTTATTCTCACTAAACAACTATTATAACAGATTACGAACGGTTATTCAATGCCCTGTTCGCCATTTGAGATACTTTTGCTTGTGGGTCAATACCGACTGTGTCTGGTACTTCTTCGTCTGGTGCGGCATCTATTTCGTCACCATAATCTGAAAATTTGATTGTATCTCTATTAATGCCAGAAATGACATTTTTTAATGTTTTGGATTTTTCATACATTCTGACCAATGCTTTGTAATTAAATGGTACACCAGCTTTGTGTACAATCTGGATGAAAGCATCTGTGCCGAAGTCACCAATGTGGCCAAAGTCATGACTGCGACCACGTAATTGGCTGATGACCCCAAGTAATGTAGCTTCTAAATCGTCGGCTACACCCTCGGGTTCAACTTCTTGTCCAGCAAACTCAAACAGTCTCATTATCTAGCTTCACGGCCCAACTCAGCTTCGCCACCGGCGGCTGCGTCAGTTGCACCCATCGCATCACCAGCACCAAGATCGGCACCAGGAACTTCAGCACCTGGTACAGCAGGCATCTCAGCACCAGGAGCAGCCATTGGAGCGGCTGCTTCGCCAGACAATGACATAGTGGCAGTGTTAACACTTTCTCTAGCTTGCTTCAGTGTGTCTAACAAACTGCTCAATGTATTGTTTACGCTACCGTTATAGGCTGCGGCTTTGTCGCTACCCAATTGGTCTCTCATACTGTCTAACAATGGTGGAATGTCTTCATTAACTATACTGCTGATGTCTTCAACCATTTTTTGTAAACGATCAACGATGTCTTTTGCGGCAAGAATAGTTTCTGCTTGTTGCATTTCACCTTCATTGATAATTACATGATTGTTTTCTACCAGCCAACGTTGTAGACCTTCTTTCATTACCAACAACTGCATGAATTGGCCATTTTTTTCACTTAGTACATGACCAAATTTTCTCTTGTAGGCAACAATGTTCTCTTGAACCTTCGCCAATAAATCACGGGCTTTGCTCTCGCTTAAGCCAGCAGTTTTAATTTTGAAACCGTACTTCTGATCCAGTTTCTTGTTAAGATCCGCGGTGGAAAACGATTTTAAATCTGATAGTTTCATGACATCATTCCTTTATTATATTTAGTTAACCGGCAATATTTTTTAACATTGAGAACCGCTTGATCCAAGCGTGACTTGGTTTCGGTATACTTACTACTTAGTAGTCCAAACCGGTCAAAGTTCTGACTTTTTAAGTTTTTTCGCATCTTATGCTGTAAAATCTCAGCATCAGTAGTATATCGGCAAACCTCTTTATCTAGTCTAGAAATGGATATAGCCCACATACATCTATTTGAAATTTCGCTTAATACATATATAATTGCACATGTTTTACTAAAGAAAATTACTGGATCACGTAATGGTTTTTTGCATATTGATTGCCCATCCGGGTCAACTGTAATAGTCCAGTCTTTAATTACGTAACTGGAGTCCCCATGCTGAAATATCAACTGGGAACCAGTACGCTTTAATGCATCTAATTCGCGTGATGCAAACTTAGATATCTTATCAAAATCTCCTGGGGTCATTTTATTATATTAGCCAATACGTTTATGTGTCCGGATACCCAACCTGCAACTGCTAGCCCGCCCAGCACCATGTATGTCCATTTGTGCTTAAATTTCTCTAATTCACTAATTTTACTTGCTAATACTATATGTTGCTCTGATGATGCCAGATGCAATTTCTCTATATGGTTCGTAAGTTCTTGTCCGGTCTTATGAAGACAGTCGTGTACTTCTTTAATATCAGATTTGAGATCAGTCAATTTGCTATCGACAGCCTCAATCTTGATTTCTAATACACTTACTCGTTCTGTTACAGTCGGCATTTTAAGTATTCCTATGGGTGAAGGACAAATTACGCTAAAACAGGGTTCTGGATGTGCCAAAAGGAGCCGATTGTTGTATCCAATATTGCATAGATATCAAGTATTATTTATGTTTAAATTAATTTTTCAAAGTATATATTTGAGCCAACTTTAAATATGGGAGACGACATATCCACTGTTTCCCTCAAGTTAGCGATACAAGGGATGTTATTCATATCCTGATTCAATGCCCATAATGGCTGATCATTCTTGTCAAACACCGCGGTGTGTTCTACTGTAAAATTGAAACTCCAGACAGTCTGATCACCTGTAAATTCTGATCCAAACTTATGAACAGCCAAATCCACTGTGGCTCTTTTAGGCACATCCAAGTAGATTGGCTGTGCTCGTAAACTAATAGTTTGTATGATAGTTTCAAAGTTTCTTTGTTGATTCCTACTACGTTCCCAAGTGGATTGATCTCTAACTATCTGTTCTGCATCATCCATAAACATGGGAATCTCTTTACGGTATACACTAATCACCCCGGTCTTTGTTATATCCACCAGAGTGTGGCAAGATATCATGTTCTGATAATTGCTGTTTTCATTAGTACCAAGTGTTGTTCCGTGAAATTTTTGCATGGGATTATATTATCATTTATTTATTTAAAAAGAAACAGTAGTCAAGAAAAAAGGCAACATGAAGTTGCCTTTAATCCGTTTACAATTACTGATTAAGCAAAAGTAAATGAACCAGCACCGTTTAGGGCTGAGCTGGTTGTTACTGTCACTGAACCTGATCCATCACGTACTGCTGTGATTTGATCTTTTAACAAACCATATGCCGCATTAGTTGTTGGGCCAACACCAGCGTTAAATGTGCTGGCTTCAGTAATGAATGTGAAAATGTCATCATTCTGTGTGCCAAGCCACAGGATTGTTCCCAATGTCTGTGCTACTTTAACTGCTTTGTCGTATCCATTTTCAACGATAGCAGAACCTGAGCCGCCAGTTGATGCAGTGAAACCTGCGGTGCAAGCTACCTTGACCACCAACAGTGGGTACCCAATGAAACTACCTGCGACTGCTTGACCATTAACTTTAGTTGTTCCGATTGCCATGATTTAAATCTCCTATTGTTTGTCGCTTTCGCGTACATGTAATTATTTATACCGAAAGCAAAAAACCAGCTAATTGTGTGGAATTAACAGCCGAACATTGGATTTATAATACCACTGTAGATCGCAGTTAATTGCCAGGTCGTTCAGCTTACGATTGATACGTTCAGCAGTATCAAAGTATTCTTGTTGGGTTAACGACGAGAAATCAATGATGTTTCTTCGTGCGGCTTTGGCATTGCTATCTGTAATTCCCAAGTCGCTACCCAACTGAATGAAAAATGCACGATTTATATTGTGATCACGTTGCCCTAACATCATGTCACGAAAATATCTCTTGATGGCAAACTCAGGCAAATGAACATTGCGATCATCTTGTAATTTGCTTCGTAACTGCTTGTTATTTAACACGGCAATGATATTATGTACGTCAGTAGCATAGCTTCTAATACCATCGAAATCACCCATGGTAAACGTCTGTTTACAGTATCTTTGAGCATAATCTGCGTCGAATCTACGCATTACCTCTATTAAAAGCAACAAGAAGAATAATGTAGTAGCAATGTCGCTAATGGGCTTATTATCGAAGTTATCCGTGTATCTAAAAACTCTCGCCTCAATTAAGTCTTGTATGAAATTCATAACCTAATCCTGCGATTTTGATTCACGTAATCTATGAATTGCCCTAGTAAATTTAGTGGGATCATGAGCCTTGATGCTGTTTAACATTCGTCGTTCTAATTCGTCTGACACTTCAGCATCAAAGTTTTCCTTGATGTATTGTAGCAGATGAATCGCCCCCTGAATAATATTATTAGCCCGTGATTCCACAAAGTTGTGTGGTTCACGTTCTATTAAATGTGAGTCTAATTCAGATAGTAGACTTTTTGTTTTTCTTAGCAACCTGTCTCTCCAATATATACGAATATTTATACATAATTACTTAACTGTACGCAATCCACTCAGCATATCTTTAATCTTGTCACGCTGTATTTCACTGGTGACCTTGCTGTTATCTGAGTCAGTGGCAACAGAACTGGTCACCACTGAATTGGCTTTTATACGATTCATAATATTGCTGTTGGTTGCTGCTGGGGTTTCGTCATCGTCAACACCTTCTGCATCTCTGATACGCAGAGTGTTGATGTCATATTCCAAATCTATCTTGGTTCCTACCCCACTGCTACTACGTGTCTTCATTAACTGCAATTGATAACGCCCACGCTCTTTCATCGAGCGACTGGTGTAAATTCCCAACACGTTATCTGCTGTATTGATCTTGCTTAATCCCCCAGCTATATGGCTGTGGTCAAACTCTACTTCTTCTACCGCACCACGATTCAATTGCGATGCTGTTACAAACAATACATTTTGCTCTTTGGCAAAGTTACGCAATTCTTCACTAACATACTTGTCTTTAACAAACAAATCATTGGGACTAACCTTGGCACTGACTGGCATCACCAAATCCAAATAATCTACCAATATGAAGTCTACTTTCATACCAGTTTGTATTTGTACTTCTTTGATATAAGCTCGCATATGGTTGATATTACTTTGTGCTGGCAAATATTTAATACGCAACTCGCCAGCTTTCTTGCCCATGATCTTGATCTTCATTTCCACCGTATCTAGATCTCTGAAAATCTCTTTGCTGGGGATACTGGTCAACATACTATCTATACGCATAGCAGTTAACCCTTCACTGAGCTCTAGTGTAATATATACACCACTCAATCCCTGCGTTGCCCAGTTGATGGCTAGGTTTTGCATAAACAAACTCTTACCACTACCCGAACCACCAGCAAATATATTCAACTCACCTCGGTTAAATCCACCAAATAGTTTTCTATCTAAATCCAACCAACCTGTGCTGACTTGTCCATTGCTATTCTTTAATGCCATAAGTCTGGCACGTGGATCAGCAAAATAATCTGTACCCATGTCTTTGGTTAAACTGATATGTACCGCGTCTTTGATAAGTTTCTCTACTGGATCATAATCACCTTTCTCCAGCAAGTCTGCACTTTTAAGAATGGCTCGTTCCAATTCTTTACGTCGTGTAAAGTTTTCAAACTCTGCTAAAAACCAAGCAGTATGTCCTTCGTTAATCTCGGTAATAACATCTAACTGAACCCTAGTAACTGCCTGGATAGTTTTAACATCTGGTAATACTTTATGTTCATCCGAATACTCTTTGATAAATTTTGCGGCCGCTTTGATGCTCTTGTCAAAGTTATCTGCATTGTAGATGTTTTGCACTCTGACAAAACTCTCAGCATCACTTAGCATTATTCCCAAGAATAACTTTTGAACATCTACATTAAAATCACTAGCCATGTGTATATGTATCCCCTAAGTTTTAAAGTACTTTTTTCTCATCAATTCAATCTTGACCGGATTGGTTTCTGTACGGTCCAAGATATTTTTAAATGCGAATAATTTACCATATTTTATTGTTGCTTCGTTGACATCTTTACAAGTTTCCCACCAATCAGGAAAACTAACTGACCATTGTTGTTCCAGGGCCGCATCCACTAATGCCGCACCGGCTTTATCATTGTCAGGCACAACAATAATTTGTCGTTGTAATGTATTAATTAGTCGTGCCTGACCTTCACTAAGGTTACTACCCATGATAGATATACCATCAACACTCATTGCATCAAATGGACCTTCACACAGAATTGCAAATACTCTGTCATGTCCTTGCCTATCCATATTAAACACAAAATTGGCAGGTTGGCTGCTGTAGTACTTGAGTTTATCTTTACGGTCTATGCTTCTGGCAGTGTAACCCACAGTGACATTTTGATATATCATTGGAACAATTACTCTACGTGCAAACGAGTCTGCATCACTCCAAGACAACCCATACGCAACAGGGTCAATCTTGCGTTCTAGTACATAATCAGCCACTTGGAAAAAATCATGTGGTATAGTTCCAGCCAGTTCGTGCCATATTACCATTTCTTCAAATGTACGTGTTTGCTCTGGCAAGGCACGAGCTTCAAACTTTGGTAACTGTATATGTCTTTTATATTCTGATGGTAACCCTTGCTTTAGCCGAATCGTTTCTAATCTCAACTCATCAATATTTTCAGTTGATACGTTAAGCCAAGTTAATAACTCTTTAAAGTTTGGACTCAGAACCCAACCAGGTTGCCACCCAGCTTTGAAATGACAATTAAAACAATGATAGGTAATGCCACCACGAGCAGTGGCTATCGCACCACCACGTTGCCGTTTGTCAATTGATTCGCCACGATGTGTGCAACATACTGCATTAAAGCTAATCCAGCCGCTGGCAGTTTGTTTACGTTTTGACGGCAGATGTGATAACAACACCTGTTGAATAAGATTTTGCATCTATATAGTGTAACATTTCATTACCTTACAAGTCAACGATTCTTGTGAATATTGTTTTTAAGAAATTCATAATGAGTAGGCAAAGTATCGATTACTTTCAATACTTCATCACGATGTGCTGTCCACATAGCATATACTGCTTCTTCATATCCGTCGATCTCACCATATCCAGCATCTTTAAACTTTTTATTCACAGCATCCATGGGGTTAAATCCCATACCGGCAGCAATATATGTAATGCCAGCAGTACCAATGGTAAATGATCTGGAACGGTGCATACTTTGTGCCATTGAATTATATTGGTTGTACATTTCTGGTGTAAAATCTCGCATTGAGGGACTATATGTTATATCCCCAGCAACTTTTTTCCAGTATGGAGTATCATGCCGACCACTTAACGCATAATGTTCTGAAACAAATTCTTTCATACCAATTGTTTGTTCAAAAAATGCATGGTTAAACATATCTACTTCATGCTGATTCACAAACCCATTACGCATTGTTAACATGGCAACGATTTTAATGATGCATTCATGCGTCAACATTAACCCAGTACTTTCCAATGGTTCAATAAAGCCATTAGACAATCCCACTGCCACAACATTCTTTTCCCAAGCACGTTTATGTACTCCATGCTTGATCTTTATATGTCTAAATTCTGCATTTTTGGCTCGATCTGCGTCGGGAAAAATCATTCGGTTACTGGCCAAATGTTTTCTAAATTGTTCCTCGGCCTGTTCCTCGGTAGCAAATTGACTACTATACACATATCCTGTGCCAATACGATGCCATAACGGTATATTCCACACCCAGCCACATTCAATAGCCGTACAACTGGTGTAGTTTTCCATTTCTGTCGTTTTATCAATATATGGAATTACTGTAGCTACTGCACGATCATTTAACAATGTTTCTTTAAACGAAACAAACTCTACCCCTAACTTTTGTTCCAACAACATGGATTTAAAACCAGTACAATCAATATACAAATCTGCGGTTAAGGCACCGTTATTTTTGGTGTTTATTTCTTTGATACTACCATCTTCATTTTGAGCAATGTCCACAACATGGTCTAATACATGAGTCATGCCAGATGGCAAACAAATGTGATCACGCAAATATATACCAAACAATGATGCTTCAAAATGATATGCTGTATCAGATGCAAAATTAAATCCACGAATTTTACGATCAGCATTGCTAGTTAACTTATTGCGATCTGTCATTAATATTGAATCATGAAAGAATTCAGCAAAATTGTATGGATCTAATTCTGGATGTTTGGCTTTATATAAAAACCAATCCATAATTTCTCGTGGTTTATCCGTCACATCATATTTCCCAAACGGGTAATGAAACTTGTGTGGAACTTCTGTGGGATTTTCTCTAAAATCTATAAACTTGATACTGGTTTTATATGTGGCATTACAATGCGGCATCCATTCTTCATCAGTTAACCCCAACAAATGGAAGTATTGGTTAATGTGTCCCAGAGTACTTTCTCCCACTCCAATCACAGGAACATCTGGGCTTTCTACCAGGGAAAGTTTTATGTGTGGTAAACGTTTTGCTATTGCGGCCGCGGTCATCCAACCGCTGGTGCCGCCACCTACTATTAATATAGATTTAATGTTGTGGTACATAATTTATCGTGATAACTACACGCCTTTTAGAAATTTTCGGGGTACTACTTGCATGAAATCGCATTCCATCAAACGAACATATACTACCCTTCTTGGGGGTTGCTCTGGCCGCAATAGTGAAGTTTGTTTCTGCTACATGTTCAAATAATGCTTTTTCTGTAAACTGATCAGTTGGTGCCCCATGCATAGTCTGATCAAATACTATTGTATCACCATCTGAATCATTGACATAATAGCAAACAGTATGATGTGGTGTGGCAAAATCAATATGTGGAGTATTAAATTCTTTTGTACCTCCTGGTGTTAGCAATCCTATCCGCATACGTAGTAATTGGGATATGGGCTGTTCAATAGCATCAGCTACTGCCAGTGCCAACGGTTTCATAAACGGAAACCATGGGGTGGGTTCGTTACCAAAATTGAATAGTAAATGAGTCCATCCTGAATTATCGCCATAGTTTGCGTTGGTTACATCACTGATATAATAAAATGGAAACTTAGAATGCAATATATCATTTTCAATTTCATCTGCATACGATTTGGAAATTATATTGTCAATAAGTTTAACGTCGGAGTTCAACATAGTTTTTCCTCATCTGCAATGCAGAATCCACATCAGCCATACCAAATGTTCTTTCACATTCATGACAATCCCAGCATTGACTACGGCAATTCAACAACAACTTTTCAAGTTTCTTTCCTGGAGCGGTTGACCAAATGCCATCGTATGGTTTATAAGTATGTCTCCAATCCCCCACTCCATACCGTGTATCAATCCATCCAGGTATCCAATTGTGCAGTGGCGCTAGGTTATTGTCTGCAATTTCATTAAAGTCATTTGCATAAATTGTATCTTCAGGATCAGTCCTTGCTTGTGTAAACTTACTGGGGGGTGCATAAAACCAAGCTGCCTTCATAAATTTAGAATCAGCTGGATCTGCCACTGGTGATGTTAATCGTCCTGAATATTTAAACACATCAACTAAACTGGCAAATTGGTTAAATGTGGCAATATCATTAGCTACTACGTTAATACCTGACCTGGGACTTGCGGCAAATTCTGGAACACTACGCCAAGCATTACAACTAAGATCTGCATAATCATGGAAGTAATCAGTACTAATAACTTCACCCACACTATCATGTTCTTTCTTAAATGGGCAATGATATATACATGCCTCTGCAACCAGCAGGAAGGTTATAACTTTCTTTTTGGGGTTTTTACTGTTGAGGTAATCTTGTGCTCGTTTAATTCTTTTTAGTTCTTTGAGATTACGATTTAAACTGCGATCTAGATTGATACTATTGTAGCCCAGATATGCATAGTCAATAAATTGCTGTGCATCTGCCACAATTTGATTCACTGTGCTTTTCCAACGCATATCAGGACATCGTTCTTGCAACCAACCCAATCGCATAATATGTTCTGAACTGATGGTACAACTACGCATACCACGATCGTAATAACTGCCAATCCATTCCACAAACTGTTTTGTAATATTATAATCAAATGCTACTTCGTGCGGAACTTCTACTGTGTTGAAGGTTAAGCTGATTTGAACACCAGTTTCTTCTTGTAATTTGAACAAATAATCTATTTGTTTGTCACTTGCCTCAACTCCCATGGGATTTCCACAGCGACGGTTCTGACCATTGTATACATAATTGAAATATTTTCCAAAATATACATCGTGTATATTGGCCAAATATCTGGGATCAGCATTTTTCATAGTATCATAAAAAACGTGTTCGTGCCCTACTGGAAAGCGATCCCAGTGTGCTACGGAAAATCGATTATTGAAGTCCATGTAATTTCGTCCTGTTAAACTTACTTATCAGCAAGTCTAGCATGGATGAAAAAAATAGTAAAGACTTTTTCTGGATATATTACTCTAACCCGCCCTGCCGTCTATTCCAAGCCAATACCGCGGCTGGATCATCTTTGGGTATGGTTGCTTTTACGTTGGCAATATGGAGTGCCCAGGGGCCGGTATTACTAATAGTTCCATTGGTTTTTAATTCTTTATACAACATATCCAATTGGTCACCAATGGACGTATATGCTATACCTCTGGCAATTCGATATGCAGTCTCAGCAAATCCAGGTTGTGTCAATGGATCCCATTTAGTAATGCTACCATCAGAATTGTATGTATCAACTGCTGTGGTGCCGTCTGGCACATCAACCCACGAAAAACTTTCATGAACTGGAAATTCTGCACCAGGTGACACCACCTCGCAGATTCTGCCTGGTTCTTGTGCATGTAATAGTGCTCTTAACATTGAATTTTTCCTTATTTTATCTATTTATATTACTTAAACGCATAAACTACCACGCAACCTGCTACACCACGATTGTTATAGTAATCAGCGGTGCCAAAGAGTGTTACTCCATGCGAATGATCTGTTACTTGTCCTGGCCCACCTGACCCTGGCGCACCGCCTGGTAATTGGCCTACGTTTGTCGTTGCACCATGTGATCGTATCTTTGCAGTAGCACCACCAAAATAACTTTTGCCTCCGGTACCACCAGGCCAATGGTTCACACTGTTGGTATGACCACTGCCAGCCCCCCCAATCGTTTGAACCTGTCCACCACTACCTACTCCACCATGACCACCCGCGTGACTGTAGTTATTATTTGCCCCTTGGCCGCCGGTTGCACTTATAAATCCGCCAAAACTACTGGTGCCACCCACACCGGATGCACTATAATATCCAGTACCAGCACCACCAGCACCCACAACCACAGTTTGTGCCGCACTGGTAGTATGATATCCTTCTGCATATCCACCTGCACCACCAGATTCACAATAGCCAGCGGCACCTCCACCCCCACCAACTACCCTGACCAATACCCTATTACATCCAACGGGTGGTGTCCAGGTATATGTCCCTGCGGCTGTATAGGTAGAAATTCCCAGTGGTTGACCCAATGATCGGTCCGGAACCGTGGTCATAGTGGTACTATCATTGAAAGTTAATGTGGTGCCAGTTATACTAGTTGTCATCCGTTTGTTTCTCTTTTATGTGTAAGCTGTAACTATTACCATTCCGCCGGTGCCAGCGGCACCAGTACTCCCTACATCACATACTGCACCCGGTGCTCCTGCTCCTGGACAACTTCCGCCGTAATTTAATCCGCCATTGCCGCGTTGAACACCGCCACAACCGCCAAAAAAACTAGCACCACCCTGCCCGGCTTGTGAGTGACTTCCGTGATTTGCGTGACCAGTTCCAACCCCGCCGGCTGTATTAACTTGTCCACCGCTACCTACTCCACCATGACCACCACCATGACTAAAATTAACATTTGCCCCATAACCGCCGGTTGCGCTTATATAACTTCCAAAACTACTGGTTCCGCCGGTGCCGGCACCAGCGTAATATCCCACAGCACCTCCACCACCACCTATTGTGACGGATATGACCTGCCCTGTTGATACTGTATAAGCGCCTTCTGCATATCCACCACCCCCACCCGATTCACAATAACCAGCAGATCCACCTCCACCACCCACAACTTGAACCAAAACCATCTTGCTATTACTGGGGACCGTATAATTACCACTGCTGGTAAACATAGTGACTGAAACTATAGTACCTGCATCGTTGGGATACGTGGTAAGACTGTTACCATTTATGTTTACTGTAGTTCCGCTCAACGTTACAGCCATTTTGTGTCCTTATCTAAACGCATATACTACTACTATTCCACCCACACCAGGTTGCCCAGTGGCTGCACCACCGCCATCTGTTGGACTACCTGATCCGCCGCATCCTGGTGCTCCTGGCCCAATAAGTTCACCACCACTATGTCGTCTTGCTGGTGCTCCACCCCAATAACTACTGCCACCTTTACCAAGTCCGGCGGAGCCATGGTGATTGCCGTGGCCGCTGCCGCTTCCACCATTTATGTTTAAATCTCCACCAGTTGCACCGCCACCATGTCCACCAGTGTGAGTCCAGTGATTATTTGCACCACTACCACCAGTTGCACTACAATAAGCGCCAAAACTACTGGTTCCACCCACTCCACCACCACCATAATATCCTACTCCACCGCCACCCCCACCCACAGTAACGGCTGTTGTATGGCCCCCAGATAACCCTGTGATCATTTTTTCAGTATATCCTGATGCACCACCTGATTCTAAATATCCAGCAGATCCACCACCACCACCAGTACATTTTACAAATACTCTAGTTGTACCTGTTGGTGCGGTATAGGTACCGCTAGCAGTAAAGGAAGTTACATTGATAAGTCCGCCAGAATCTGACGTATCAGACGTTTGTACAGAGTTATCATTAAATGTAATACTGGTGCCGGATAATCTAACTGCCATCTATTCAGTTCCTATTTAGAATTATTTATCACCTGTTTCATACGTTTGGATTGTTTTTTGCAAGGTATCAACTTTTGCATTTAGTTCTTTAATGGACTCAATAAGTACCGCCACAATTTCTCCGTAACTCACTGAGTATCTGGTTTCTTCTGATCCTCCAACAACTTCTGGAATAACAGCTAGAACTTCCTGGGCAATCAAACCCATGTATTTTTTACTTTTATCTGGTAAGTCGGTTCTGGTGAAAGTGGTTCCTCTAAGTCTCAAAACTTTGTCTAATGCATTTGGAATTGTTTCAATATTGTCTTTGATTCTTCTGTCAGAATCGGCTTGTATCGTGGTTGCTGATTGTAAGTAATAACAATAAGTTGTTCCATCCAAGTTGGCGTAATAGGTAGTGTTATTACTATCATAGAAGATTTGTGCTCGCATTGAGCTACCATCGGCTAGTGAGTAATCATCTCCAACAACACGCAAACGCCAACTGCCGGCTGAATTCAAGAATCCCATGTTGTTTGAGGTGTCTGCGTAAACGTAACCACGAATAGTCGATTCGTGGTTAGATCTAAATTGTAATTCTACGTTGTCACCGGCGCCAGTAATTACCCAAGTAGTACCGGCTCTAGAATAAAAATGGTTACCATAGCTTTGGTTATAGATACCAGTTGCACCATAGTTACGGAACCATCCGCCTAGGTGGTTGTAAATGTCGCTACAATAAATTGTACCTAAATACGAAGTTCCGTTTGGATCTAGGTAACGACCGGTGTCATTATAATCATAGAAGATCGGCGCTCGCATATCACCTCCTGCCAATACCATGTTATTAAAATAACCGTTACCAGAACCCGAGGATAAGAAAATCCTCGATATGCCAGCATCAGCGACATACATTCCCCATAAGTTAATCGGCACTCCGGTTGCTGTTATTCCCGCATTGCCTGAATACCCATATCCAATGCCATACATATTACCAAGAGATGTTGTGCCAGGCACATAACTTCCACCAATTGAGTAAATTGCACCTGACGTAGCAGTAGATTCACT